GCTGGAAGAGCAGCCGCGGTGCACGAATGGAGCGCAACCTCGCTATTCGTTTAGGAATGCCTATTGTTTACCATAAAAACTAATCAAGTGAGTAAAGTGATCACATTAAGTACAACGTTTCCCAAAGGTCACCCACAAGCCGGCCATCCTACGTATTTTCCACAGAAAATATGGAAATCGCTCGGAAGCTATTTCTTTAAAAATTACGGTACTGACATTACCTCAGTGTTATATGAGCTTAACAAATCAAACAAAGTAGAGCTTCATCAACTCGAGAAGTTCGTACTAAAGCATCAATGCGACTTCAGTGAGGTGGCTGGTGTGAAAAAGTGGCAAGAACTGCACCCCAAGAATCACACTATACGAGCCGGTGAGCGATGGAAAACTGGCGATACTGCGAGCCTGCGGGTATGGAGCGATAAGCCATACTGTAGCCCACAAATAATAATTGCGCCTGATGTACAACTGACAGTAAAGGAGGTTTGTATCGCTAATGGGTTAATGTGGATAGACAGTATGAAGGTAGGGTGGGGTTCTGTAGCAAAGAACGATGGGCTTACTATGGAGGAGCTGAGATATTGGTTTAATACGCCTGTATTTACAGGGCAAATACTTATCTGGAACAATAATAACCTTCCCTATTGATGACCTGGACCTTCGCAGATCTCGAACAGCAACCAGACGGCACATTCAAAGCCAAGCCCAACCAAAAGCTGGCAGGCAGTACGCAGGTTATCCGCTACGAGCTGCTGATTGGTATTGATACAGGAACCAATACCGGCTTTGCCACTTATTCACCAATAAGCCGGCGATTGCTGTCTGTTGAAACGCTACTAATTCATATAGCCATGGAGCGTGTCCTCACTGCCAGCCAGTCCCTGAAGCTGAAGGTTCGCTTCGAAGATGCGAGGCTCCGTAAGTCCTTCGGAGATACCGGCCGTGAAGTACTGCAAGGCGCTGGCTCGATCAAACGCGATGCAGTTATATGGGAGGACTTTTTGAAAGATAAGGGCATCGCTTATGAGGCGGTTGCTCCCAAGGAAAACAAGACCAAGCTATCCGAGCAAGCCTTTAGGCAGATGACCGGATGGACTGGCAGAACATCTAACCACGCCCGTGATGCGGCAATGCTCGTGTATGGGTTTTAAATGAAACAATGATAACAGTTAATTCAATATCTGGAGGTAAAACCTCTGCCTATATAGCTGCCAATTACCCTGCTGACTATGATGTTTTCTCGTTGGTTTGCCTTGACGACCGGGAATGCGCACCCAAAGACAAAAGCATAATCCAGTATGTAAATGCAAAGCTTGAAAAGTACATTCCTGAATTTGGAGAGTTTATAGCAACCGCCGAAGATGATATGACACTGTATGCCATGCGCGATTTGGAACAGTACTTGGGGCGTGAAATCATATGGGTGCGAGGTAAGTCTTACGATACTATCATTAACGAGCGCGAAGATCGCGTGAAGCTCGGCAATCGGAAACAATTACCGAGCTGGGCCCGGCGGTATTGCACTGAAGAAATGAAGCTACTACCTATCTTCATGTGGTGGCTTTGGAACATCGGCGAACGGTGTAACATGCGTATCGGCTTCAGGTGGGACGAATTTAACCGCATGCTCCGCTTCTTCAACAATTCAGACCCGGTAAACTTTTCTATTCCCATTGCCTGTTCAACCAAGGGGCAGCGGCTCCAGCGGCACGAATCATTCAATTGGCGTTTTTGCGAGATGCCGCTGGTTAAAGACCAGATAGAAAAATCAGATGTTGACAGGTTTTGGGTTGGTAAAACTGTAGGCGGCAACCTATTTGAGGAAAAGCGCACAATTACATTTCCTGATATATCCAACTGTGTTTTTTGTTTCCACAAGAAAGAAGAGATACTTCGCTATATGGCTGTTATCAATACTCCCAAAATGAATTGGGGTGCCAGACAGGAAGATAAGGGTATGGGCACTTGGCTGGACAGCCGCAAAACTTACAAAAGCATCATTCAGGATGCGCAACAAATGTCGCCGGAAGAGTTGAAATACTTAGTAAAGAAACTTACGAAAATTGATGGCAATACCTGTGATACGGGGGGGTGTCATGATTAAGAAATGAGCCTCATCGCAACCCATCCACTCAAAGTATAAAGTTCGCAGTTTTATTAATATTTCCAAATAATCTGTGAAATCCGCTCCTGTAACGGATTTTCGGTATTGTAATTTTTCATATTTCAAGCTATGTAGAATTAACAGCATCTTTCTCCCCTTTTCGGTAAAATATAACTAATTCGGTACGCAAAGTTCAAGGCTGAAATTTGTTTCAGTTTATTTCAGAGCAATTATGACAGGTACAGGTAACGCAAGCGTATTAACATCACGAGTTTTATATACAAAATTCATCAAGTGGCGTGAATTAAAGTTCATTCAGTCAGATGACTTCAAAGAGTTGTCTGATATTGATAAAAAAAAGCTGAAGGCATCGCTGGTAGCAAATCAATTTATACAGGCCTTTTACGTGTGGGAAGATACCAACGGTGATCAGTATTGCCTTGATGGGAAACATCGCACGATACTGCTGGAAGAACTCGAAAGAGAGGGTGTTAATGTACCTGACCTGTTGCCGGGGACCTTCATTGATTGTAAGGATAAGACCGATGCCGCAAAGATGGTATTGGTGTTCAGTTCCGCTTATGCCCGCATCACCCAGGATGGGCTTCATAATTTCTTAACCCTTAATGACCTCGATTGGCATACGGTCTAATATGGCCGTTATGAATAACAATGATAAACTACAGCTTATGAATGATGCGGTAGAGCGGATTACGCAAATGATACAAGATCGCCTTGATGTCAACGAGTCTGAGTTAACAAACGGCTACGATTCTCCCATGGACAATGTACCTGATGAGGTCAAAGTAATTAGGGAACAGGAAGCAATGAAGATGAGGGCCGTAAAAAAGGAGCAAAAAGAAATTTTGCAAATCATCCAGCTAATGTTCCCTAAGAATGTCGGAAAAGCGAAAAAATCGACCAGATAAGGTAGAGTACGAAAAAAGGCTGATGTCTATACAAGGGTGGATGATTGACGGTAATCCATCCGCTATGATCATTCAGAATATCATGCTTAAAGGCTGGGTTAAGTCCGAGCGTAATGCCTATATGTACTATAAGGCAGCACTGGAACGCTGGATAAAATACGAGAATGATACTCGTGAGGATAAGCGTAAGATGAGGGTTCAGGAGCTAAAGAACCAAATACGGGGCATGAGCCATCAGTATCGCGGCACTCCTGCTGGTATGCGAGCAGTAGCCAAACTGTACGAAATCATTAACAAGCTGGAAGGACTATACTTCATCGATAAGGACGAGGATCTTGTTACAATAAATAACAATATTGCCATCAACACGGCCCCGAACGTGGAGCATCTATCATTAGACCAAATTGAAAACCTGCTAAATAAAACGCCTGATGCTTACGCGAAGGGATGAGTACATTGAAGCACTTAAAAGGCAGGCGGCAAATTTATCTTTCTGGAGGTTTTGCTTGTATTACGATTATGATTTCTTCACTAAGCGGCCATTCCTGGAGAAAGTAGCAGAATCATTCCAATGGGTTTATGATGAATACCTACAAGGCAAGGCACGCAAAGTTAGCGTATCCATGCCCCCCAGAGCTGGGAAGTCTTATATCACATCTCTATTTTGCGCATGGTGGCTAGGTAAGCTACCTGCATTATCTGTGATGCGTAATACCTGTACGGCGAAGCTATACGATAAATTCAGCTATGATGTGCGCAATATAGTTAAGTCGGTAAAATATAAATCGGTATTCACTTCCGTCAAGCTATCCAGCGATAAACAGAACCTTGACGGATGGAATCTTACCACCTCACGGCAGGTTGGATATTTCGGATCCGGTGTCGGCGGCACAATTATCGGATTCGGTGCCAACCTGGCATTGTCTGATGACCTTTATCGAGATCTGGATGATGCGATGAGCCCTGCATATAACGAGGGTGTGCACCGCTGGAAGGAAAGCGCACATGATAGCCGGAAGGAGAAGAATTGCCCTGAGATATTCATTGGCACCCGATGGCTGAAAACAGATGTAATAGGTAAAGCCCAAGATGAGGGTAAGATTGACAGGCCATTAGTAATTCCCGCTCTGAATGATAATAATGAGAGCTTCTGTGAAGATGTAAAGACTACTGCGGAATATCAGGAAATCAAGAACAGTATAGACGAAACTATTTGGGAAGCCGAATATATGCAAAGCCCAGTAGACCTTAAAGGCCTGCTATTTCCTAAATCCGCATTGAATTACTATAATCCCGCTACCGTTGATGTGGAAAAATTGGCAGCGTACAGATTTGCGTTCATAGACCCAGCTGATGAAGGTGGGGATGATCTATCGGCTCCAGTAGGGTACCTTATTGATAACAAGATTTATATTGTTGATGTAATCTATAACAACCACGGTACCGACATCAACGAGCCGGCTTGTGTTGCCTTTCTGAAAAATCATAAATGTAATAGTGCCCTGATTGAGAGTAACAGTGCATGGATACTGTTTGGCAAAGCTGTGCGTACAAAGCTGCAAGCTATATGGCCTAATTGTCCAGTCCGCCTGATTAAGAACACAACAACAAAGCATACCCGAATCCTGGCACAATCTGCATTTATCCGTAATCAATTCATATTTAGAAGCGATTGGGAGAAGTTGCCGGAGTATAAGAAGTTCTTTAATAACCTCACGTCCTACATGAGAGTGGATAACAGCAAGAATGCTCATGATGATGCTCCTGATAGCTGTACTGGTATGGCTGAGTTCTTCGGCAAGCAATTCAAGCATCTTTGGTAGCGGTAAAATATAACTTTTTGCATAGGGCAAATGTGCGTGGGATTTTTGTCATGTGTTTGACACCCTCCGTATTAAGATTGCATCAGTTATTGCAGGCAAAAAAGCCTTCAGGCAATTGCCTTTGAGCTTCCAGTCAGGAGGTAAAACCTACTATTCTCTTAACAAGACCGACCTTGAGAAATTCTTTAAAGCGCTCAACTGCGATTATACAGATCAGAACCTCGTAGAGCTGTTTGGCTCTATTGCTGAAGTGTATGCTCCTATTCACGCGATAGCCACAAGGGTAGCAAATGCCAAGTATGAGCTGCGTAAGGTAAGTGATGATTCTCCGGTAAAGGACAATACTTATGTAAACAGGATCCTTCAACAGCCAAATCCCCTGCAAAACTGGCAGGAGTTTATATATGAGTCTGTAGTATGGCAATATGTGAATGGAAAGAACTTCATATATGCAAATGTCGCAGATACACTTGCATTCAACTATAAGAATGTAAGTGCCATGTGGAATTTATGGGCCTATATGGTTGAAGTACTACATGAGCCGCGTATTAAATTCTTTACAGCTACAAAAATAGACGATATAATCAAGGGATATCGTCTCGCTGATGGCACTCCAGATATACCGCCACAAAAAATACTGTTCAATCAGTTCATGAGCCTGGATAGGAATGATAACAAAATAAACGGTAAAAGCCCGTTGTTATCGGCTCAAAAGGCACTGGCAAACCTGATGGCTGTATATGAGGCTCGTGGCGCCATATATCTGAATCGTGGCGCTCTTGGATTGCTTGTAAGCGAGCTAAAAGACCAAGGAGGTACGATCGCACTTACACCTGATGAGAAAAAAGAGGTTATTGCTGATTATCTCAATGATCATGGCATCGTCGGGGATAATAAAACGCCCATAGGTATCACTGGTATTCCCATGAAATGGATACAGATTGCAATGTCCATTTCGGAACTGTTGCCCTTTGATGAGACGTATGCTGATGCAGCCGCTATATACGGCGCCCTGAATGTTCCCCAAGACTTAATGCCTACGCCCAAAGGTGCAACTTTTGAAAATCAGAAGATTGCGGAACGTGCGTTGTACCAAAACGTGGCTATACCTCTTGCAAAGAGCCGCGCTGAAGCGCTTACAAACTTTCTGAAGCTCCGCGAAGCTGGTTATTACCTCCATGCTTGCCATGATCACATTGAAGTTCTTCAGGTTAACAGAAAGGAGAAGGCAGAAACAAGCAAAGTGGAGAACGAAACCATGCTCATCCAGTTCACGACTGGCATAATCACGCTCAACGACTGGATTGCAGCTACGGGACGTCAGCCAGTTAAAGGAAATGCGCTCTTTGACAAACGTACAGCGGAAATGACCGAACAAGAACTGGCTATTATACTTCCATTGCTCAAAATACGTGCTACCAACAACTCAAATAACGACCAAAAAAAGTAGTTATGGAACATACAAAGGATGTAAATCTCAAAAAGTCGATACCCTACGTGGTAAAGACTGCAACTGCCAATATCCAAGACGTGGATATGACTAAGCGCATTGTTACGGGCTTCTACAACAGCTATAACTACTTCGATGGCGGTCGTGATGTGTTATTGATGGGATGTGCTGCCAAATCTATCGCTGACCGTGGTCCTGACAGCACATCTGTTCAGAAAATCAAGCATCTGGTTGACCACAACTGGACAAAATTACCCGGTAAAATACAGGTGTTGCAGGAAAAAACACTGAACGGAATTACCGGTATATACTTCGAAACCAAAATGGCTAATACAACTCTTGGTAATGACACTCTTATTAACTACCAGGAGAAAATATACGATAACCATAGTATTGGCTTCCAGTACCTGGATATCGAATACATAGATGCAGAAAGCAAAGATTGGGTTATGTACCTGAATATGCTACTTAACCCTTCAGACGCTGAAAAGGTAGGATATATGTACGTCTGTAAAGAGGTAAAACTCTATGAGGGTAGTACAGTGGCCTTTGGCGAAAATAGCCTTACGCCATACCTGGGAGTGAAATCCCAAAACAAAGAAGCGCTTGCATTAAAAATCAATGACCGTATCGGCTTGCTGGAAAAGCAGCTGAAGTCAGGCACTCAAAGCGATGATGCTTTACAGTCATTTGAAATGCAGCTCGTACAACTTAAGCAATTCGTTAACGAAATATTCACTCTTGCGCCGTCACCTAAGGACACTCTAATTAAGGGCCGCACCGACCATGACACGAAGACATGTTTATCAGTTATCAATTTCGGTTCCATTAATCACGCTTTTTAAAAACTAAGAAAAAACAATGAAAAAGATCAATCATTTGATTACAGGGAGAATGAAACGTAC